TCATGTCCTTGCCTCTCTTTCACGGGTTATGAGCTTATTATCTTTGTACAACGGGCCGGATCCTGTCCAGCGATACTCACCATCTGCACCAAAAAGCGCGTCAGTGACTTTGTGGGCGGCTGCATCCGTGTTTTCGGCCCAAATGCGGAGGTCGAATTTTTTCCCGGTGCGCTTGTCTTGAATTCCCACTTCATAAAGGTGCTCAATCATATTACCCATCCTTTCTGCCGGGGTTTAGCCGCCCAGGCCCGGCAAGTATTTTCAGCAGCGTTCTAAAATCCAATCAGACTGGCGGAGCTTAATGCTTGTAATTTCTTTTTCAAGGGCTTTTACAAACTCATCGAAGTAATTAAGATCTGAAAACCGGTAAATGCCGTTCATTTTTTCTGGCATATTCAGCAACGCATTTTTAATTGCTGCCGCATAAGTGTTAAACAGTCTACCTAATACTTGCCCCGCCATTTCCACCTCGGGAAAATTATACGGGCTGCGTTTTATGTCGTTCCAACCGGTGTTACCTGTAATTGCTTTTCTGGCCTCACAAATAACGGCATCGGCCATCCAAATTGTCATGGGGTTTACTGTTTTTCTAATTTCTTGAGTGGTCATTTTCGTTTCCTCCGTTTCATGTTTTCTGATGCTATTATACACAAATATATGTGTATATTCAATAGGCAACATACACAAACTTTTGTGTATGTATTTGTGTAAAATATACACTTGTTTTTGTGTATGTTGTCTGTTATAATATAAGCGTGAAAGGAGGCGCACCAAGTGGCGATCAGATATAAAATAAACATTGTGGACGCCCTCAAGGCCGCGGGGTATTCCACATACCGCATCCGTAAAGAAAAGCTATTCGGGGAGGCCGTGTTGCAAAAACTAAGGACCGGCGAGCCCGTCACCTTTGAGATCCTCAACACCATTTGTGAAATACTTAAATGCCAGCCAGGCGACATCATCGAATACACAAACCAAGAATAAAAAAAGACGCCCAGGAGCCATAAGCCCCTGGGCGTTTTAACATTCACGCGCGCACGCGCGTATACACACGTCACACAGGCGGTTTGAGAGTATTTTTATTCTCTAAACCTTCTGTTTTATGATTATTAGAGAAAAAATGTTAGAATGTTAGAAAACAGAAAAAAGCCTTGTGTGATGCGGTTTTTCAGTTAAACAAAGTTTCTAACATTTCCAAGCCAAAATGTTAGAATGTTTTTAACATTTTTACATGAAAAACAGAATGTTAGACGGGATTGTTAGAAGTCGGCGCTTTATTAAAGGCATCATTAAACTCTGCAAGTGCCGCCTCAATCAACATACGCAGCTCAAGATCCGTAATAGTAATACCCTTGCTAACCAGCATTTCAGACGCTGCAGCCAAAGCCTTATTGAGCTTTTCCTCCCCGTGCAGGTCGGTATATATTTGCTCAACGGCCTGCACAACCATTCTGGCCACCGCCTGCTTTGTTTTGTCATTTATGTACCTGGTATACAGCTGCTTTGCTATCACACCAAGGTACCCGGCAAGGGCGGTAATGATGGCATACAAAATTGTAGTGCCATAATCGGAAATAAACTGTTTTAGCAGTTCCATGTGACGTGCTCCTCCTTAAATTTTTGTTAAGTATTTTTTATCAACCGCGCCGGTTACAGCGCCAGTTTTAACCGTGGAAACAACCACCCTATCGCCGTTGATCTGTCGCACGTACAGGGTGGAGTTATACACCCATGCGGCAAATTTTGAAGTTGAGCCATACACCGGGGCGCCGGCCTGCATCCTTACCTTGTCACCGACAGCCAGGGTGCTGCTGGCCGGAGCTGGCGCGGCTGCCTGGCCGCCCTGGGTTGTGATAAAGGCATCAAAACCGGCTGCTTTAATCTTAGTCAACATGGCCTCAGCGTTAGCTTTATTACTGTATGCACCAACCTGTACCTTGTAGAGCCCTCCGCTCGTCACAATGTATGTGTCACAGCCTTTTGCCTTTAGCTTGCTTGCAAGGGCATCCGCATTTGCTTTGTTGCCAAAGGCACCTGTTTGTACCCGGTACAATGTGCCTGCAGGTGTGCTGGGCTGCTTATCTGCATCAAGCAGCTTTTGTACCTCCGCTCTGAACCAGTCCATTGTTTTGCCGAAACGCTTTAACCAGTGATCACAGTCACCATGATTTCCACTGTACCCGGCAAGGTAGCTTTCATGGTGGCTGCTGATTTTGTCCACGCCAAAACCGTACAGCTTGCAGAGGTAAGCGCAAAACTCCTGAGCCTCTTTCATGGCTGCTGTGAAATAGGCCTCATCGTTCAGCCCGTCCTCGCAGATCTCAAATTGCACCCTTGCGGTAGGGTTGTAATTATAGGATCCTTTGGATCCGGAGCCGACACCCCAGCAACAAATATCAAACGGGAGGGTTTGGTATGTTTCAACCTTGCCGGCAGCATTTACGCCTATGAAAGCATGAACACATACTGAACGCCCCATTTGCGCGGCCGACATATTCCAGTGGTTGTTATAGAGGTTTGTGCCAATGTCGGCAATGATCTCTGCATAGTCGGGATCAGTTTTAAGCGGTTGTACATAACGTTTTAGGGTTTTATTGTTTGCCCCCGTGGAATGTACAACGATGCCGGTAGGCTTTCCACCGGTCATCTTTGTGCCTTTCTTGTAACAGTCGTTTGCGGTTAGAATACATTTCTTTAATGTCATAATTGATCCTCCTTAAAAATTAAAGCAGCTCCACGGAGCTGCATTATTAGCCGAGCCCTATACGTGTACACACATACGCCACCAGGGCTGCAACCACAGCGAGGATGATTTTGTCAACCACATTTTCCCACCGCTTAGCTGATTTACTGGTTAAGTTTTTGACGTCTGATTTTATTTCCTTAATATCATTATCGATGGTGTCCTGTCTTTGGGCTATCAACGCAATGCTGGTGAGCAGCTTGTCATTGTCGGCCTGCTTTTTTTCAACCTCATCCAAGCGGTGCGTGTTTGACTTACATCGGGCGTCCACCTCCGTGAGTTTTATTAAAATATCCTGTGTGTTGTTGTCAGCCATAGTGACGCCCCCTCCTTACGCTTTAATTACTTTACCATCGGTTGTGATAATATACCCGTCTGTTATGAGGATCTCGTCAATACTCTCCTTGTATTGCGGGTATTTGGATATAACAAGGTTATAATCCAGAGCCCCCATTTCAATGCGCATTGCAAAATATCTGGCCATGATTATACCTCCTCGTCAACGCCTAAAAGGATATAGTCCACGGCGTCCATTGTAATGCTTAGCTTTTCTTTGAGCTCCGCATTTTCGGCCTCCAGAGCCGCAATGCGCTCCTCCTGGGTCGGAGGCTTTTTCGGCTGAGGTACCTGCCAAGCAGCTGCGGTTTCAAACCAGGTTTCAAAGTCCGCTGCCACGTCCTCCTGTGTTGCAGATGTACGCATATACGCCTCGTCTGCCCCATATCCTACCGCGCCGGTTTCGCTGTCTGAAATTTGGGTAATGTTTTTGCGTAACCAAAGATCAGCCTCACCGGAGGGCAAGAGCATATACTTGATGCTGTCCGGGCGCTCGGTGTAAAACGCTTTTGTTATCATGTTTAGCCACTCCTTTTTTAGCCTCTCGGCTTATTGTTTTTCTTGCAGCCTTAAACACCTCTTTAAGGTGTAAGGTCTTTGCGACATTGTGAGAATTGGTGTGCTTAAAATAGCCTTGATATGACACGATCCGGCGGGCGTTCTGCAGATAGATATGCAGCCCGGCCTGTATTCGCCTCCATGCCCTTATTAAGGCCCTCCGAGCACGTATAAATGTCCGGGCACGTATTGTGGTATGATCCCTGGCCACAACATAGCCCATCATGTCCGGCGGTTCTTTGTCCGTCTGCTTAATATGGTGTGTGGGTTTTATCGTTAGGCCGAGGACATCATGGAAATATTGCTCCAGCATTTTTACGGCCATTTTCAGATCGTGCTTTGAGCCGGAAGTGATATACACGTCATCCATAAACATGAGGATGTGGTTTATAAGGTTTTTCCGCTTGCCTCTGCGCGTTTTATAAAGCTGTTCCGTGGCGTAATGGTAAGCATAGGACATCACATAATTGCACAGCCACTGGCTTAAAAAGCTGCCTATTGAAAGGCCTTTTTCATACGTGCCTATAAGAGCAAGCACAAACCATATAAGTGTTGGATTTTTATGTATATCGCGTTCAAGCAGTTTCCGGATCGTGCGCGGGCTTATGCTTTCAAAGCAGTGGTGCACGTCCATTTTGTCATAGTATTTGGTGCCTTTAGGATCTCGTCTGATCCATCGTTCAAGCGCCTTTTTCCCATAAATTTGGCCGCGCCCAGGTATGCTTGCACACTGGAACGGGCCAACCTTTGCTTTTAACATTGGCATGAGCGCAAACACTGCAACATAATTCATACACTGCTGCATTGCGCTTTCAATACCGAGCCTGCGGAGCTTTCCGCTGCTCTTATCCACCCGGTTACGATAGTGTATAGGCGGCAGGTCAAGATCACGGGCTTTTATGCGCTCCGTTATTTCTACCGCAATACCGTGGGCGCCTCCGTATTTGGCCACGAGCCGAATAAAACCCTGGCGGTTTCGCTTTTTCGGGTCGTTTATACAGAGGCTTACCCACGGCTCTATTGTATCGGGATCAGTTAGATCAATACCTTTACAGTATGTTCTCACAAAACCCCTCCTAAGTATCGTCTGGTTGAGCACAAGGGCTTTCGGTTTGTTCTACTAACCCCAAGAGCGGCCTTATAATTCCACTCCTCCTTGCGGTGCCGGTTCAAGCTCAATTTTTGGGTTGTTAGCCCAAGGAATGTACTGCGCAATGAAAAATAAGGATCTTACCAGATGCGCGGGCGCCGATGTTCCAGTTACCGTTACCGAGGCCATTGTTCAGATTAGCACAAGCCAGGCCGCTGTTGCCGGCATTGTTCAGATTACCAAAGGCCTGCCACAGCAGGGACAAAGGGCACAAGGGTCCACAGTACATCCCTGTATGAGGGGCTGACCGCCCCTCTACACGGCGGCTTACGCCGCCGTGTATTCACCCCGGTTTCCACCGGTTCCACTCGCGCGGGCGCCGATGAACCAGTAACCGTAACCGAGGCCAAGGCTCAGAGCAGCACAAGCCAGGCCGCTGACGCCGGCAACGTACAGATAACCAAAGGCCAGCCACTGACGCCAGCCAATGGTGCTCTGTGCATCTCGGTATGTTGCTGATCTGTAACCCGTTGTGGTGCCGCCATCAAACAGGGTGGGTATCATGTATTTTTCCTGGCTGTTTTCATCCCAGTTAAGCTCCGCGTTGTACTTCCAAGCTGCTGTTTCTTCTTTGGGGATGGTGCCGAGTGTAACCGGGTTAGTGCCGGCGTTACCGCTGGCGATTTCAGCGGCTTTGCGGTTGGCGTATACTGTGTAGCCGTTCACTGCGTCCTCGTACAGGGTAATATCGGCAGCTACTTCGTACATACCGAGCATTACCTCAATGCCCTGGAGCTTAAAGGGTTCTTTGCCGCTCGTGTTGTTATATGGGCTGCCATCGTTGCCCGGTACGTCATCTGTGGCACCTGTAAGCCACGGCTGCGGTATAATGTTTGTGACATCTGCAACCGTATTAAAAGCATTTTCAGCGGCCAAATTTATGGCCTTGTAGGCTGTTCCCTCGATGGTGACGTCCTCTATACTTTCAATGGTTGTAATGTCGCACACATCATAGCAAGTGGCTTTTGAGCGGTCTGTTTCGGTGCCAAGCGATACCCGGCTAACAACAACAAAGAAAGCGGCTTGTGCAGGAGTAAGAATAATACGCCTTACGTCATTTTCCGAAACAGCGGCGGTGTAAGAGGTAGAATAGGAGCGGCAGCCGCTCATTACACTGACGCTGCCGAGGCTTGCATACTTGATCTCAAGCATGAGCTGGAGGAAAGCGTTATCACAGAGTGACGATCCGCAATACTGATTGCCCCACTCACGCCACTTGGCAATTTGGCCGTCATGGCTAATTGAGGTTGATCCTGCTGACCCTGTCCTCAAGGTAGCAGGCTGTACTCCAGAAATGCTGGACAGCTTGCCGGCTGTGTTATAACCAGCAGCATATTTTGCGTGGATAACAAAGGCGCGCACTGAGTTGTCTGACGCTCTGACAGCCTCCGGTAGCGGCTCAAAGCCCTCCGTTTTTTGCGCCCTGTATTCAACCTTTTTAGTGGTTTCTGTCGAGGTACGGCGCACCCAGCCAGTCATTTGCATAACACCAACAAAGCTGTCCTCTGGTGTGTAAGAAAACTCGCCGTACACATCTTTTATGGCATGGATCACCGGCTCCAGCGTGTCTGGGTCAATCGTATAATTGACGTCATGCGTCATAAAAAGCGTAAGATCTGCATAGTCATCCGTGCCGGGTGAGGCAATGGTGCTGGGTGTGCAGGTCAGTGTAGCGTTGTCATCCAGCTTTGTGCCTACGGGGCTGTTGCTGGTGGTGTATTTGTAAAATTCGGTCGTATATGTCGCATCAATGGTTTTGGCGGCCGCTCTATAAAAGCGGTCTGCAATGTCTGCAAGGCTGCTGTCTTTGCTTTGTGCATTGGCCTCTATAAACATCTTAAACGCCGCTTTTGCACCGTATTTTTCAATCAAAATCGGCACAATAAAAAGGTCGTTGGTATCGTTTGCGCGGACACTGCCAAGCGGCAGACGATAGAGCGCCTGCAGGCCGTTTGCATCGGGCTGTACACCCAATACATACGCCTTTTCGCTTACTTCATCGGGGATCGGCTTTTCAATTACTGAAATAGTATTTGCCATGTGGTTTATTCCTCCTTACTAATCTCTAAAAGATAAGCTCCCCGCTCATCGCGCAGGAGCTTATTGTTTTCATCGGCAATAAACTCAAAGCCCTCTGGTGGCTCCGGAGTGACGCCGCGGTGCCATAAGAGCAAAAGAGTAATAGGGTTATTTTCAATCGGGCGTACGCTTGTATCCATAAAGCATCACCCGATTAAAGCAACCTACTCACGCTCATTCGATAGCACATAAACCATGCCGGCCTCGGCTATAACTGCGGTGCTGCCTGGCCGCGGCCGGTCTATGCTGTCAGAATTCTTGCCGGTGGGTAGGTTGGCTACCTCTGCGATCGTGTCATATACATACTCCGTGTACACACCCTCGGCGTCAACAAGGTATGTACTGCCCTGCCTAAGTTTACTGATCATCTTTTGCCCTCCTTATCTTAATGCAATGTAGTAATAGTAATGACCACTTTCGTTTGACCGTATTTCATTACTTGTATATTGGTTTACCTTAAAGCCATTGCCTACGATGCCGAGCACACAATAATAGTCACTCCATGTGGTTATGTACGTATTAGATGCATGGCGGCTAATTACGTTATAGCCGCGGAGTGCCAAGCCTCCGTGCAGGTCGTCCACGTCATGATGTGTGTTGCCCTCGGCATCAAAGAGCAAAACCGCTTTCGGGTAAAACCCAAGATCAATTATGCGGCCTTGTACGTTGTTACCTTCATAAACGCCTGTTACAAAAAGGTTGCTTGCCACTAAGGCAATAAGATCGTTTAAGGATGTAACACCGGTACCGCCCATTGAGATGGGGAGCGTGCCAAACTGCGGATTGCCGGAAGTGGTGGCAAACAGTGCGCCCACGCCCTTTATGAGCTGCAGAGCGTCCGCTCCGTTGCTTTTCAGCAGGCCGCCATAGGACGGGTTGGAAAGGCCCGTACCGCCACGCAGCGGTGACAAAACGCCGGCGTTAATATCAACGGTGCTGTGTGTATGAGATTGAGCAGCCGCACCGGTTTGCGCGGCAGTAACGCCGTGAGGGTTGCTCCGGTTGTTAATGTGATTTATCAAGTTTGTAATGGCCAGCTTAATTTTACCAAAGGCCGTTGAGAGCTTTTCGCCCGAGGTGAGAGTGGCAAAGGTGCTGGCCGTTTCGTAGGTAGGTGTCTGATCGTTTGTGGCCACGTTTGGCACGTTTTCGAGCCCCACCTGTGCCTTTGTAACCCCGTGCGGGTTTGAAGTGTTGCCGGTGTGAGTATTAAAATCCGCAGCGGTGGCGTACACCAGAGAGCTGTTAATAGCCGCAGTCACGTTTTCGGCGTCACCGATAAAAATAAGAGCGTCAAGCTCCATTTCCAATATTCGGTTGGTGTTGCTCGGTACATAGTCGGCTGTGCTTTCGTCCTCGTTACCCAGGGCATATAATATCTCATTGCCGGGATCGTCCGGGTCCTCAGCAAAAAAGCCGGCCTCAGTAATGTGAAAGCCGTTTGTAACGGTGCTGTTGGTAAACAAGCCCGTTAGTGTTACATAATCCTCCCCGATACTTATATTTGATATGGGGATGGTCATTATCGGGTTGGCAAGCGCTGTGGCCTCTCTGGGATTTTGCGCCTCACCATTTCCAATTTGGATTTTTGTAAAGTTAATGGTTTCACCGGTTAGCGCACGCAAAAGCAGGTTTTTACCGGCGTCAGTTAAATTAGGGATCATGCAGACGATACCTCCTCAAATAAGATTTTGCTTTCGGTCTCCTCCATGAGCACAGCGCCGTTTTCATCCGTGAGCAGATATATGTTGCTCATTTCCCAGGAGGGCGTGATCATTGTTTGCCTTATAGCGCGCCGAAAAGCCGCACCAACATAGTGCGGAGTTTTTATTTTGGTAAGCAATATGAGGGGGTCAATCAGCACGTTTGCAGCCACATAACGCCGCATATCATCCAGGATGTGCATATAGTCCACGGACACGGGCAGTACTGTATGGAGCACATAATTGTCAATGGTCGGCGGCGGGTTGTCCTCTCCGCAGGACGGTTTTAGCCAGCCAACAAGCCAGTTGTACGTGTACACAACACCGTAAGTCCATGCAATTTTAATGCGTTGTTTACGTTCCTCCAATGTTTCAGTGCTGGACGGCGTTATGTTGAGTTCTTTTTCCCATACGGCAACGCCGGCCTCTGTGGCCGTGTCAATGAATTGATTATCCATAACGAGCTGGAGCGCGTCCCATGCTTTCTCAATTTCGGGCTGCTGCGCATCCGTTATGGCCATGAATTCCAAAACCGAACGTAAAACGGGCGGGAGGTAGTCAATGAGTTTTCTATCCATTATTCGTTACCCCCGCTGATGCAAGCACGGGTATGCTGTCCTCGTCAAGTGTTAAATTGGCTGCTACGCCATTTAAGGTTGTGCCGGTTATATCTGTTACATACACAGCACACTCGGACAGGATCCGGCTTTCTATTTGCGATATGCGCACCACTAAATTTTTGCTGCTTTCCCAAGCCTCGGCCAATTCGTCAAAGTATTTTCTAACGGCAGCGTCTATACTGGTTTTGGCCTGCTCCCAAGTGTACCCCGAGGCAAGTGTAATATCTGAGCTTATTTCAACCTCGGTAAGATCCACGCCGTCTACCGTGACAACGTGCCCGATGGGCGCCAGGCCTGCACCCTCACCGGCGTTTTGTACCGGGTCAATTTTTGATCGGATCAGATCCAGCAATTCTGCAGACGGAGTGGAGTTGTTGGCAGCCATTACAACCAGCCGTACGGTGCCGCCCACCGTCAGCTTTTTGTCTTTAGCGGCATTATATACGGCCGTGATCCAATCTTGCACAGCCGGATCGGACACGCCGCTCATACCACCCTCAAACCAGGTTTGCACGTCCTCAGAGGGTATAAGGTCGGCCGGGGAAACGTCAGCGTTCCATACCGGGTGTACCTTAACGGCTGCCACGCCCTCAATTTCAAGCACTTTGGCTTTATAGTCTGCCTGGTTGCCACCAAAAGCCTGCGATTGCAGAGCGTCAAGCACGCGCTGCCTAAATACATCCGTGTCCTCCTCGTCATCCCCGGGAACCAGGAGCTCAACCAGGTTGGCCAAAGTGAGGCCGTCAATATAATCAATAGGAATGAGCGTGCCAAAATAGTTATTTGCCACGGTGCCTGCGGTTTCGCAAACAACGCGGTGGCTGAGGCCAGTGTCGGTGTCCTCGTCTGCCATGCGTTCCGTTACGCGGAAGTTGAGATCCTCGCAAGAAAAGCGGGACCCGACAGGAACCTCAATATTGAATTCAGCGCGAAATACCGCCGGGCTGGCGGGTTTCGGGGAAAGGCCCCGGTCCTTTGCGCGTTCTATGAGGTACTCCCGCGGAGCGGTCGCAATGTATGTGGCGGTGAAAACAAAGTCCAGGCCGATATACAGCTGCGCCAATTCAGCCATTGACGGAGCAATTCCGTTATACACCATTGAGCCCTCGCGCTTATCCAGCGCCGGGCTCACACGCGATAGCGCGCTTGCAAGTAAATTTTCATAGGTTTGGTTAGTAAACAAGCTCATACATCCACCTCCTTTGTTGCCACCACATCACCGTAAATTGTGTGCACTGTGAAAGTGACAATTACGGATTTTTTTGTCGTGCTGAATTCCCAGCCATCCACGCTGTTAATGCGGTCATCCTGTGTAAGCGCCTCGGTTATGCGCCGTTTTACCTCACTCATTACGTAGTCTTTTGGCTTGCCGATAAGATCCTCAAGCTCAACACCGTAATTGTATGAGTATATAGGGTAGGCATACCGTTCAACGCTTAATATTAGGTAAATGGTCTGCAGCATAGCATCTGCCCCGTCTGTCATACCTTTTACTCTGTTCTTTTCAATGTCCAGCTTATAGGTATAACTGGGCTACTGCGCTATGCTGAATTCAATCAGATTAAGATCATCGCCGGTATTCGGCAAAAAAGATAATGTTGTTGCCATTAGCTGGGCGCCTCCACTCTGTCTAAGACTATGAATTTTTGCCCTCCATCACACCGCAGCATGATCACCTTTTCACCTTTTTTAAGGGCTAAGTGCACCGTAAAATTTTTAGTACCGGAATAGGCGTGCCGATGGTAGGCAAAAGCCTCATCACCGGATCCGCCGCTTGCATAATCAGTATTATGATCCACGGTCATGCTGACTGTGAAATCACGCACGGCATTAGTGAGGATAAGCTGCGCAGAGGTGAGCGTCATTTTTTGGTCAACGCTGATTTTCAGAGGCGATACGGAAACAACCTCTCCCAAAACTATGGCCATAGGTTTTTGTGCTTGTACAGCGTCAACAGCGGCCTGCTTGACCGCTTTTATAAGGGTGTTTGCACTAAGTGACAAAGTTATCACCTCGCAATTTCAGCTCCATGAGGTGCTGACCGTCCTTGAAAGTGTGCTTTACCTGTTCAACCATTAAGAAGTTGGAAAGGTTTATGTCACTCAATCCGAGTATGACAACCAAAAGTGTACCGGCTCTTACTCGTATATCTCCAAGCGCGTTTTTTACGGTTAAAGAGCGAGTTTTTGAGTTATACAGTTTAAGCATAGCATCAGCCATTGTTTTTGCGTTGGTAGCGTCGTTCAGTTTTTCATAATACTGCAACACGCCCCACTTGTTAATGTTTGAGCTGTCTTGTGCTATGTAAACCTGCCTGGAGCCGGAGTTGCTGTCCTCATAAAGCAATTTAATTCTGTTGTATGTTTTTAGCAATACTGGTTTTGTAGTCGTAATTTCCGGCTGTGTCCTCATTTATCACAAGGCCTAATTTCATATTGCTGATATTTGTCAAAGTTAATTTGCCGGCCTTGTCATAAAGTACATACATTTCAGTTTTGGCCTTGAGCGTTTCGTCCAGGGCGTTCTGAATAATATCAAAGAGGCTTGTGTTTTCCTCCGTCCGGCTGGCAATTTTATAGCCTGTGTCCTCCAAGGTGCCAAGATTTAGCCCGAAGTCCTCAGCGATCATTTTTACAACCTCGGTTGCGGTCTTGTTACTGTATATGTAAGTGTCCTTGTTTTTTAGGTAATAGAGCTGATCGTACACAGTAACCTTTATGACGTCCGGGTTATCGCCGGATCTTGACTTATCGAACACAAAGCCGCAAAAAAGAGGTGTGCCATCCACTGAAAAGCGGCAGGCATCACCCTCCTCAAAGCTGAGGTTGGCCGTTTTAACAATCTCAAAGGTTAATTTACCAGGTTGGCCTTGACGTTCCCACTCTATTGTCACACCGTCAACAATAGGGGGAAACATCAAGGTTTTTTCGTGTCGTATAAAGAGCTCGTACGTCATTGAGGTAATCGCAATACTTGCCCCGGATATGTGAGGTTAGGGTTCTTAATAATCCCCTTGTTGGCCTCAAATATCTGGTTGTATTTTGCTCCATTTCCGAGGAATGTTTTTGCTATGCCCCAAAGCGTGTCACCTTTTTTCACGGTGTAGGTAGTGGCTTTGGGTGCGGTTGTGGCCGGCCGCTCCGTTGTAACCGTTACTGTTTTAGCTGCAGTTCTTGTGGCCGTGGTTTCCACGGTTACGGTTTTGGTGCTGTAATCTCTGTATTGCTTGAGCTCCACGTCAACGCTTACGTCCAACCCATTGTTGGCGTTTTCGCTTATGGTGTAGTCCTCAACGCTTACTTTGATATTAGTATCGAAAAGTAGTTTGCCGCTCGGGGAGGTGCGGGTTAAAACAAACTGAGTTGTGCGTTTTTGGGTCTTGAGCTTTTCCAGTATGTCAAGGTAATAGTCCGGGGATCTCGCTCCGGACAGCATAGGGAATGTAAGCGGGAGGGAAATTTCCGTGAGCCCGGGCGTACGCAAAAAATTGATCTCCCCCTCGTTTAGCAGGGTGAGAGTGGTGTTTTTACCCTTGATTTTAACCATTAGCTTAGCCGGTGTTTCGGGCATGAGCACACCGTCTAAATAGCATTTATAGCTCATTAGTAATGTACCCCCTCTGCTGCGGTGATAAGCGCCTCCTGCAATTCATCAGCTAAATACCCAATAACGCCGTCAAGGTCAGTATTGGCCGCCACGTTGTTTGTAATGCCGCCCAGCTCAACCTTAACCTCGGCTGTGGTAAAGCGGTTTATAGCCTCTTTTTCGGCAATGTCGCGTAAGTAAGCCAGCTCCTCAGTAGTCTTATTCAGGCTGGAGGCTATACTGTCCGTGTTATCGGCAATATCGGATATTACGCCGCCTGTTTCAAGGGCATTGCTTAAAGTATCATTCATGTTAAACATATTGCCAAGGGACGCCCCCAGGTTTTCACCAGCTGAATAACCGGCGTTCCATGCGTCAGAGTATTTTATCCGGCTCAAGCCGAGGCCCTCAACCGAAAGATCCAAGTTACTCACTACTTTTTGATAGTTTTCATTGGGTGCATATTTTTCTACAAGAGCATCAGCTTTTCCCTTTAACCCGTCACGCCAGCCCTGCACGGTGTCGGCCATATTTGAACCAAAGACAAAATCAAGCGCAGAGGCAATTTTCTGTAAAATAGCCAGTACGTTATCGGCCATGCCCTGGAATAGGTAAATAATTGAGCTCACCGGGTTTTTGAAAACATTTGCAATGAAATTGGCGATTTCAATAAATGGGTTTATTAGATAATTGATAACGCCGAGTATAAACTCCAATACACCGAGCACCAAATTCCATATGAAAGCCCCCGCAGCTGCTAATGTTCCAACAATTATGCCCGTGGCTGAAATGCTGGAGCCTGTTACTTTGTTAATGATTGCAATAACCCCATACAGCAACCCGATTATGATCATTATGGCCATTATGATCCATGTTACCGGGCACGCCAGCAATGCAGAATTGTATGTAAACTGCGCGGCCGATGCAGCGGCGGTACTTCCGCGCAAGACGCCAAAACCGATTGAAAGCAAATTTACTACCCCATTGTATAGGCCTGTAAAGAAAGCTGCGATCTGCGTCCAATGCGCTGCAACTTGAAACACGAGAAACGCGCTCCCCAGTCCCAGGACCATAGGCCCGATAATGGAGGTGTTATTGGCCAACCAATTTACGGCCTTTAGCAGCGGATCCAATGCCCGCAGGCCGATATTGCCCGCCATTGTCCATACCTGGCTCCACGTCATAGGCATACTCGCAAATTTGGCGTCGGTTTCGTCTGCTGCTGCGAACATTGCATTTTTAACCACCTGGGCAGTTATCCTACCATCCTCGGCAAGGCTTTTTATGGAGCCCTCTGCAGCGCCCATATAACGTTCTATGGCGCGTGCAATTCCCGGGGCGCTGTCCAGTATTGAATTAAGCTCCTCGCCTCTTAGCGCGCCGGCAGCCATTGCTTGTGTAAGCTGTATCATGGCATTACTTTGCTCCTGGGCTGTGGCGCCCCCAATGGCAAACTGTTTGTTTACCTGCTCCATAAAGGCAATTACCTGGTCCATATTGTGATCAAAGGCATTGCCGGCGTTTAAGCCGAGTTTAGCCACAGCGGATGCTGTGTCCAAATATGCAGCCCGAGAACGCATTGCCGAGGCGTGTATCTTTTTCTCGAGCTCATCAATGCTGCCGCCATCAGTAACAAGCAGGTTAAGCCTGGCCTCTGTTTGTGCTTGAGCATCAGATAGGCCCACAAGAGCTTTTACGCCCTGTATGCCTAAATATGCTCCGACAATACCATTAACCTTGCTGAGCAGAGTACCGGCCTTGCCGGCGCCGTCTGAAATATTATCGTTTAAGCGCTCTTGCTCTTGAGTGCAACGGCGGTAATTTTCCTCCATTTCATCCAAGGCAGCGTTGGCCCGGCCGATCTCTTGACGTGCGGCTGCTATATGCTGTGTGTCAATAGCTCGGCCGGCCGCTCGCTGTACTGCCTCGAAGTTGTTAAGAACGAGCCCCATTGCGCGGTTGATGCGTTTCAGAGCGGCCGTCATCCCATCATTTATAATTAGTTGTGATCTTACTGCGCCCATGCGCGCCTCCTTTCTGGGGCAATGTTACCTCCGTCTTTGTGCTTTACGTTTAACAGACGCAGCCTCCTGCTTTTCTTTTTCGATCCTTACGTCAATGGCTGCAACGACAAAGGCCATTTCGTACGGATCCAGCTCTAAAAACTGGCGCGGCGTCCAGTGGAATTTGTGGAGGGCGTAATAGGCATAATTTGCCTCTGGATCGCCCTCCGTTATGAGTTTTTTGCCTCGTCAACAAGCTCCTGCATATCAGAAAAACCGTTAAGGTCCAGGATCGCGGAAACATACTCGTCAAACTCACCAAACGTAAGCATAGTGGTGATTAGCTGCTCCGCGCCCATAACGCCGTAGCTTTCCTGCAGCTCAGCATCATTGAGGTTGGGAAAAACAGTGCAGGCCACCGCGATTTTTGCCTGGTAGGCCTGCGCGTCAAATTCCTGTGTAAACTGCCCGCGTTTGCCGGCGATCGGCACATTGCGTGTGCAGGCTTTTCGGAGCTTTTGGTTTTCGCTTGCGGAAATGGCGCGGATCTCCCATTCCACAGGCTTACCGTCCGCGCCAATAAAGCGCTTAGAGGCAACAATTTTGCGGTTTTCAACCTGTTTAGCGTTCTGCGCCATAAAGGCGCTTAAAGAATTTGCCATTGTGGTAATACCTCCTTATGATTTTTACATATAGCTGGGGTTACGATACTTTTCGGGGCGGGTTATGCTGCTTGCAAAGCCGCTGATCTCCTGCTCAATGAAATCATCCTCGGAGCCGGCCAACGAAAGCAGCACGTCACCGTCAAGCACGCAGTTATTGAAAACCTTAGTGCTGCGGCCCATGGACGTAGCCGGGTCATCATTAGAGATCTGGATGTCCATAGTCGGCATAACACCCGTTTTAATGAAAGTATCAAGGACATCGTCAAATATCTCGGTGCATTTATAGATCGTCATTGTGAATGAGATCTCAACACTGGTGGGCTTTTTACCCATGACGATGGATCCCATGCGGGGCACGTCCTGCGTGGAAATGCTGGCCTTGCCCTCAAAGTTTTTGCACATGAGCATGGTGTACCGATTGCCGTTAAGCGTGACAAAAACCTCAGCAAATTTGGCAACCGGTGCGTCATGTATGGCCATTACCTTTGTATCAGTCATGTTGTGCTACCTCCTTACTGAATGATAACGCTCATATAGAGCTGGGACATTGCGTTTACGATATTAAGGCCGTTGATGGTCAACAGCACTGCACGCTTGTTGTCCCCAACCTCCACGTGTACCGTGTCGGTGTCAAAGTCCTCAACCGCACGGATGCGCTCCAGCTCCTGTATGAGTTTGACAATATCATTCCAAAGCGTTGCACGTCCGGAGGCATCATTCGGTACCACACCAACATAGCGGGTACTGAACAGCACCGCCACATCGTTTGCGATCTGATCGCACACTCTTATGGTCTGGTTGCTCTGGAAAATATCGCCTTTTTCGTCCGTAAGAGTTACAAGGCTGTTGATGTCCTCAAGCACACGCACCTTGCCGTTTACATTGTGGAAAATGAATTTTCCCGCTCTGAGCGCGTCCTCAAGCTCCGTTTGGGTGTAGTCAACGTCAATAGTGAGCTCACCGTCATAAATAGCATTGGTGAGTGACTTATTGACCGCAACACCCGCTTGCGCACCTGTTACCCAGTACGTAAGCATTTGCGGATCAACGCCCTCAATGGTGGGATGCTCAGCGTCATTCCAAACGCCAATAACGCCCTCATAATCTGCACTGGTGGGCTGGTATGCAACGAGCTGGAATTTTGCGCCTTGTTCATCACGCATACGCTGCGTAAAACTTACATACAAGCCAATGGTCTGCGCCTCACTGGCCGGGCAGCAAAGAGCGTTAAAGGAATAGCTCTCAAGGCTATCAAGGAAAGACTCGTGGCTTTCCCCGGTAATCGCACCATTAGAGCCGTTTGTGAGGCTCATGCCCGCCGTGTCGTCAAGATTTGCGGCCTTATTGAATACAACAAACTCGTTATCCTCGAGGTTGGAGGCGTCTGCCACGGTTTGCCTTTCAAAGAAAACCCCGCCAACATAAGTGCTGACGTCAAACAGATCATCGTTATCCACGTTGGCGGTAACAACGATTGAAATATCGTTGCCACGCTTTCCGGGGTACCGGGCAGTACCGAGAGCGCAAGATGCTTTCACGCCACCGCTACCTAAACGATAGCACAATACCTTTGTGGCGTGCTTAAATATTTCACGTAGTGCAAGCATTTCCGGTGCGTCATAAACGTAACCGAAAATGATTTTGCTGTTTTTATGGAAATCGCCGGATGTCACCTCAAAAATAGTGCCCTCCGGCCCCCAGTCAAGCTCAAAAGGCGCCGCTGCAATTCCTCTGTCGGATAATGCGGCGCTCGCTTTAGCCAAGCTGGTAAAATTGATATAGCTACCGGGCAAGCCCTTGTTTTGGGTGAGCCAGATGCCGCCGCCATGTGCCATATTATTTCACCGGTCCTTTCATGTATTTTTCGATTAGCGCATCAACCTGCGCTGTGGTGTATGTCTTGCCATCCGCAAGCAGGGCATTGAGAATGTCCCGGCGGTTGGCATACTTTTTAGAGGCAAGCAGCTGGCCCTTAGTAAAAGCCGGCGCCTCCTTATTCTTTTTTTCTGCCATATAAAAACCTCCTAAATGGTTTGTAGCGTTTCCATGGGTTCCTCAGTGGCATGGCTATACACAAAATGCGGATAGCTTACAATGCAGTGCAGCACGTCATCCTCAATAGTGTATTCAAAGCCATTACAGTGTACTTTATCGCCTCCGGGAGTTGTTATGGTACTCAGCACAGCCGGCAATGCGTGTGCTTTTTCCAAGCACTCCGCGCGCCCGCCTGCCTCGGTCGGATAATAAATCACGTCAAAGGTGAAGCTCCGTTTTGCTCTGGCGCCAAGCTGCCCGGAGTGGTTTGTGGAAAGTGGCAGCACATTGAAGTCCCCGGGGATAAGGTCCTGCTTAACAGTGCGATCATGTATGCGTGCGGCAGGAAACGCAGCGTGTAACGCAAGGCTTACGCCGTCAAAAACGCTGTTGTATGATAACTCAGCCATCATTAAAAACCTCCCGTAAAAATTTGTCGAGCTTAGCCTGCAACATAGACGGTGCAATACGTTCTAACTCCTCCTCGGATAATGTCAAGAAATATTGCCCGTCAACCCAGCCCTCTTTTAACCGCTTTCCGAGCGCAGGTACATAGCGGCCGGGTGTTTGTCTGTGTCCGAATTCAACATAGCTGGCATATTTCACGGGGTTTACAACCTGTATGGTGTAGCGGCCACCGGATTTTTGCACCGGCAGGCTCTGCTGCTTGCACTGCTGTGGGAGATCCTTTGCCGTTTTGCGCCTCAGCCTCGGTTTTTGCAACCCAGCCGCGCCGGAGTGTGCCGCCCATGTACCCGCCCCAGTATTCCTCAATACGGGCCGCCTCGGCCGTTAAGAACGATCTACTCTTGCCGCTTTCGCCCTTTACCTTTACAGTTTTAGGACCCTGCAGCTTTGGCTTTTGGCCAACGGGTGTGCGCGGTATTACGAGAGCAAGCAACCGGGCGGCCAGCTCTTTTGAGGCCTCGGTGCAAAACTTATCAACATCAACCTTTTGCAGCTTTTCAAGTTTGCGCTGCAGCTCTTTGAGTTGTTCAAAATCGGCCTTGCCCCAACGTGCCATTACGCCCACCCCTTAAAGAGCTCAAGCGGTATTTCTTTGTGGTGCGAGTACACGGCTGGAGCGCCGCTTTGCTCGTATTTTGCTGTTACACCGTTTTGCGTCACTGTGATTTTAGATCCGGGCGGTATGTTCACTGACGGATCCACGAGGAGCACAATGCGTTGTGTGGAGGTGCTGGCGCTGTCGGTTTGCTCGGTGGGGCTTATGTTCTTATAAACAAGCCGGCAAGGTATATCACTAAGAGTGTCAACCTCACTCAAGGTTGTACGGCCGGTAGTTTCGCTGGTTTCATGTTGCCGTACAGTAACAGTGCATCTGCCTTGCCATAGGCTTTGTATTGCTGCGCCATAGCGGCTGTTACTTACCATTTAAGCCTCCGAAAGGCGGCATAAATGCTTTGTGGCGGGTTTATCATGGCTGCAACCATTTTATCAAACCTCGCCTCCGGAGTGCTGCTTTCCGCAAATTCCACGGCCACCTCACCCTCAGTGATCTTTGTAGCGGGAGCCGAGAAGTCAAAGCTCTCACCAAGCTGGCCGGCCGTTTTCGCATCTCTGAGAAACAGGCCGGCCGCCATATCAACGTGAGTGTAATACAGTCCCTCCGGTATTTCCGTGCGGTTGATATTCGCCTTAATTGTTTCGGCGGCACGGTTTATTGCGTAGGTAACGGCAGCACCCTGGCTTTCCGTCACCGTGTGGCCTAAAGCCGCGAGGCGGGCCACAACATCATCGTACAGAGCCATTGGCTGCACCTCCTAACTGGTTTATCCTTTGGAAATAATGCGCACAATGGGGATCGCCTTGTGGTTGATGTAGGAACGATCGGCCTCGTTGCTTTCACCGGTGTGTACCAGTGTCCAGTTAGCGCCGTTCGCAAGTTCATCATCGGTCGGGGACAAGCTGGCCTGCGAGGCTTTTTCATATGAAAGGCCGAACGGAGCAAAGCACTTGCGCTGTCTGATATACAGCGTGTCCTCACCCCCGTTGGTTTTGGGATCTCTGGACATTTCATAAGGCACCTTAACACCGATGTCCTCATAGGAAATGGCGCCTTTGCCCAGGGCGTAGGTAGTGTACTCGGTTTTAATAACGGGAGCGGTTGTGGTTTCAAGCGTTACAACCATGTCGTCACCGTCAGCAACAACGGCGGTGGGTTCCTCCGGGATGCCCACATTCGTTTTCATGATCATTGTGATGGTGGCAGAATTAACACTGTAGGTGTATTTTGCCTCCTCACCGGTTGCTTTTGCGGCGAGTATGGTTTTAATGTTGTTTGCCTGCTGTGCAGCAGTGCCGCTTGCACCTACTTTGATCTGGTTGCCGGTCGGGGTTGCGTCATTGGCAACAAAAGTGTATTTCGTGCCAAAGATCGTAATCTCGTCCCCAACCTGGGCCGCAGTATCGACAGTAAGTGTGTACACGCCCGGGGTAACGAGCACCTCTCTTGTTGGCATTTCATCGTCAATGATAACGAGCTTGCCGTTCCATGTGCCAAGGTCAAGTGATCTTGTTACGCCCTCTTTGTCGGTGTACTTCAAGTGCTCCAGCAAATTGAGGTTTTCCAGGTTGGTGGCCACATCGCTGTGCATGAACACGAGCGAAAAAGCCTTTTTGTTGGCACCACAGGCCTTGTTGGTTGCTGTGTTGAGGGTTGTTGCCGACATGGCCCCGTCAACGGTAGTGGTATGCTTAGTGACAAATTCCAGGTTCTTAGCACCGCTATTCATAGAGAAAATGCCCTTGAGAATGGCAAGGAGCGTTTTCTGGTCCAGGCCGTCCTTATATTCGGCAATCTGCTGAGCGATGCTGTCCATGAAATCAATTTTGCCGGTGATGTCATAGCTGAAATCTTTTTCAACCCACGCTTTGGCACGGCCGACAACGACAACGCCCTGCTCAAAGGTCTTTGTGCTGGTTGCGCTGATGTCGGTCTGGCCGTCATAGTTTACGGCGTCACCATCAGCCAAGCCGCGCATTGCGATACGGGCATAGTGGGTACCATTCTGGCCGGAAAACACCTCTCTAATATCGGGGTTGCCAGCCAGCGCGGCAGACTTTTTCAGCTCATTCATCTTGAGGTTCGGAACAAGGCCTACCTTGTACTTAAAAGCCTCGGCGTTAAAGGATTTTGCATCAAATTTAGTGTTGGGCATTACTTTTCACCTTTACCTTTCATGTAGTAATTTTATTATTCGAGCTTTGCTCCCGGGTTCTGTTCCAGGTAAGCGCACAGCTCATCATAGCTCATGTCTTTGAGCGCTTTGCCTGGCGGGGGCGGGGTTTTGCCGCCGGGCGTTCCTGGGGTCATGCCCTTAAACTGCCCTTTGTTGTCCGGAGCGGCAAATAAAAAGGAGGTTGCCTCTGCTTTGGCCATTTCGGCCAAGTGCTGTGCAAGCCCCTTTACGGTGCCATCCTCTGCAAGTTTGGCGTCCTTGAGAAAATCGGCCAGCAGTGCCTTAACCACGGTGTTGTTCCGTGCTCCTGCGGCCGTTAATGCCGCGTCAACGGCGTTGTCCAGCTTAATTTGTGCAAGCTGGGCCTCGTAGTTGGCCTTGTCCGTGGCATTTTGCTTTTGGAGGTCCGTGATCTGCTTTTTCAGCGCCTCAACGTCACCGGTGGAGTTTTTAAGGTCCTCCAGCTGCTGATCGCGGGCTTTAAGATCGTCCTCCAGTTTCTTTTTTGCGGTGTTTACCTGGTTGAAGTCCGCTTTTGCCACAAAGATCTTGCCGATCTCTGCGGCAACCTTTGTGTCAATGTCCTCCGTGTACGCCTCACCAAGTATGTTTTTCAACCATTCAAGCATTTGTGTTTCCTCCTTACGTATTGTTGCTTTCCTTTTTGTCCGGCCAGTCCCGGTATTGCAACGCCCGTTTTGTATTCCGCTGGAGCAGGCGGTATTTTTGTATGAAAAAAGCACCGTGCTTTGCACGATGCTTTGATCAACGATAAGTATTTAATTACAGCGGTAGTTTTTTGCCCGCTTTGAGGCGATCCAGATTTTCAAACGGTGGTATGGTGAGAAAACCAAGATCGCCGGTTTTCTTGTTTACAGTGATATAAGGCGCTCCCGCATCATCATCGGTGCCGAAATAAAAAGCCCATTCACTGCCAAGATCGTATTTTTCTTTTAACGGGTAATCACCATAACGAAGTGCAGCCTCGCGCTGCGCTTTGTTATGGGCCTCTTTAATATCAATCAACGCCATCACCTGCTTTTACAAGTTTCTAAAATACCCTCAGTGGGAACAAGGTTATCAATGCGCCCGTATTCCACGCTGGAGGGCTTTGCATAATTGAAATAGTGCCGTACATCGCGGCTGCCGCTTTGTGGATCCACGAAAAGCACTTTGCCGTCCTTAACTTCAGCTGCAAATACATGGCCCATGCTGCCGGTGTCCCAGGCAACACGGATCTCAGCTCGTGCACCCTCGCCCCAACCAAGCATTATGCGCTCAATTTCGGCTGCCTGGTCTTTCTTAAAGCGGCTGGTGGTGTGTTTCCACTCGGCGCCCTTAAATAGTTTACGCCAAGCGCCGTGCATATATGCATCACCATCAAAAGCGGGCGTTGCCTCAACGTCAAAGCCCCGGCGGCGCATTTCATACGTTGGCACACAATGAGTGCAATTCACTCTATAAGGCCGGCCACCATCGTGGTAGTTTGGGTTTACGTTTGAAAGGTCATCCGGTATATCGTGATCGCCTGTAATTCGTTTCCATGCGTCCCACGGGTATATTATATCATCTTTTACCTCCGGTGTCGAGGGTGTACCATCCACAAACTGCTTTTTCCATTCCTTGTATGGCATATTTGCCGGCACCTTATTAATGGTTTTGCCCGTGTCCGGATCCCGTGACGCTCGGAGGCCTAAGCCCTCCATGTCCTCAAAGTACGGAGCTGTGCAGCAGCGGCACCAGGGGTGAAAGGGTGGGGCAGTAGCGCCCTCTTTATATTCGGCCATCTTGAATATGCGGCCGTCCATGTCCGCGCAAATATCACAGGTTGTTTTATCCAACGTGCCTACAACCTTGTACAGTTCAACGCCAAGCCTGTTAAAGCAGTCTTTTTGGGCCGCAGCAGAAAAATAAGCGCTTTCCGTCATAACCACGCGGCCGGCATTATATTTGGTGGTCTTGAATTGCTTTGCTATGGCGTTAACGGCCTTGTTAGGTGGCTCACCGGTTGCGATCATGCGCGTGAGCTCCTGGTTGACGGTTTGCACCAATTTGGTTTTGTCCGTCCAGCAGCGAGCTCTAAAGGTCTGATTGTCAACGGTCCACGGCCGGGAAAGCACCTTTTGCAGGGCGTTCTCATAGATCGCCTGCATGGTCCAGCCCACGCCGAGGCCTTTTTGCACCTCATAGGCCGTGTGGTAATAGCTCTGCGTGTAAGCAAGCTCTGCGGCCTCTGTGGTGGCCTTTATGCGCGCGTCGGTTAGTACCTCGGCTTGTTGCCTCAGCTGATATTTAAGCGCGTCCAGGCGCGAAATATGCACCCTTACGGAGGCGTTCTCAAGCTCTTTGAGCCATGCCTGGTTTATGGCGTTTTCCTTGCCTTTTTTGATGTACTCCTGCACAGTCCACCTAAACTCCTCAAGCTCGGTGGTGGTGAGCAGGCGCTGCGCCTCAGCATAGGTTATATTGTTGTTAGTGGCAAAGCGCTGATACCAGGCGCGCATTTGGGTGTCAATGTCCCTTATGGCAGCGTCAAACTGTTCCTCAAGGTTTCGGACGTACTCATAAGACTTGTCTTTGATAGCGTCCTCCATGATTTTAAGCCGGCGCGCCCAATACTCAGCATTATTCATTCAGCGCACCGCCTCCCGAGCCGGCTGTCTGCTCAAAAGCCGCGCGGTAAGCATCCACACTTTCAAGCGCTTTTTGCTTTTCCTCCTCCAGACGTTTGAGCTCCTCCTCTGGATCGTCAACCCAAGGATGCTGCCGCACAATAGTTTCATTGCTGATAATGCCCTGTGACTTGCCGCAGTTTTCAATGGCCTCACTTTCGTTGACGAGTATATCACGGTTGAATATGACCGTAACCTCCTCACCATCGAAGTTACCCACGCCGGTATTAGCCAGGTGCGCATTGACAAACCACAACAGATCTGCTATGGCAGCCTGGAATTCAACCTCCATGCCGTTAGCGTCAAGGTCAATGTCTGAATACATGGAGCGGATGTTCATCTGGTTAGGCGTTCCGCTCATGCGCTCGTCTTTGGCATCATAGCCGCGGGCGTTTTCGATTATGGCCTTTTTCAGCAGGTCAATAATGGTTTTATAGTTATCGGCATTTACCTCAACCGTAAGGGTGTCAACGCCGCCCTCCGATCCGTCAAAGCTCCGTACTTTTACGGCGCCGTACGTGGTGAGGTTATGCCGGAATTCGCCCAGGTTCTCGCCGTCATAGTTGTGCAGCACCAAAATAGTGTTGCGCACGTCCTCCTCCATGGCATTGGCGTAATTGGAAAGCAGGAGGTTGAGCGCGTCCTGCAGACACCTTACGCGACAGAGCAAAGGCGTTTCACGGTGGTTATACTTAAAGCAAATAAGCGGCAGACGCTGCCAGTTGAGAGGGATGGCCGTACCGTTCTTTTGGTCAACCACGGTGACGTACGCCCCGGAAGTCGCGTCATTATCAACAACCAGGTGATCATCTTTCCAGATAAACCGCTCAATGCCGCCGGCGTGATAAACTTCAACCTTGTTGACAATTTCCTCCTCACCGTTTTCCTTGTATACGTACACGGGGAAAAAGTGCACGGCGCAGTCCAGCTCCGTGTGGGCCGTATCAGCCCAAAACGGGAGTATTTCATAGGCCGAGAACACCTCAAAAGCCAGCTCACCAGCATTGTTGTAATACGGACAGAGCCACACCTTGCCGCCGGTTAATGCCTTTTCGGCCAATATGCGTATAATGCGATGCAGCTTTTTAGTGAATACCCGGGAAAGCGCCTCGCCGTATTGGCGGTTTTCGGTGTCAAAGGTTATCGGCCGCCCAAGCAGGTAGTTGGCTTTTTGGTCAACCATTTTGGCATATTGGTTATCAATGATCCGGTTATTCGGCAGGTTGTCAACCTCTGTGAGGTTGCCGTCCTCGCCTATAACCGTACGCTTACGGTTTTTTATGTCGTGCTCGCCGTCATAATACCGATCGCCGTCCAGCTGCTGCTGTCGCTCTTTCGATATAAGCCAGCGCTTTATTTCTTTTTCTAAAAATTCCTTGTCAGTCATTACGGGCCTTACCATCATCATAATGCCGGACATCGGACCGGTATGTAAATTAAGCAATTTCAACGGCTGCACCTCCTTTTCTGTTTAGTAGTCCCCATATCTGGGGGGGACAGAAAACCCGATCGAGCGCGTCTTTTCCTTTTCAAGCGTAAGCGTCTGATCGGGCAGTTGTATTTCTATTTTCAAAGTTTTATAGGGCAGGCGCTCGGCCCACTCCTCAATTTTATTCAGTATGTGTTGCTGTTCAAACACGGCCCCGCGCCTCCTTTACTCAAAGCTGTAATGTGCACCGGCCGAAAACTCCTCCATCGCATACCGCATGGCATCCATGAGGTGGTTAAAATCGTCGATGGGTCGGTTTAGCTTTTTACCGGTTTTCGGGTCCGTGTCCCATGTGTAGTTGCTGATCTCAGTAAGAAAATTTACACATTTAGGATGCACAAAAATTTTATAGTCCTGTATATAGTCAATGCCGTTGTTTACGCTGTCTTTGCCTTTACGTGCCTTGCGTATGTGCGTAAGGCCCAGCGCATAAAGTCGGTCAATGCTCTTTGGCTCGGCACTGTCAGCGCGTATACGTTCTTTCGCATACCCGGCACTTATAACCTCACGGGCAATGTCCTCATTGCTCATGCCGGTTTTGAATATCTCATCAAACACCCACATGGTCCTGTTTGCCGGATCAACCAACCCGCAAAACAGCGCCGAGGGGTCATTGGTGTAACCGAAATCGAGGCCAAAAGCGGAACGCACGCCAGGCATTTTGCGCACCTCGTCCACACTGAAAAGGCGCTCCTCCCAGTTTTCATACACGAGGCCGTCAACAATGCCCCATTCGCCCAAGCCGGCCACACGATAACGCCGCGGATTGTTCAAGCGCATTGTTTCAAAGAGCTTGCGGTCGGCATCATCCAGCCATTCATTACACATATAATTTGTGGTCATGGCCAGTATGTCCGGATCCGGGGGCGCGTCAAAAAAGCGCTTTTTAAGCCAATGGTGCTCATTCCACGGGTTAAATGTAAGCGTGATCTGCTTAAACAACCCCGGGGGCATTTCACCGCGGATGCTTTCGTCTATGGTATCAAAATCAGCCTCGGAGGATATTTCATAGGCCTCCTCAATCCACAGCCAGCATAGCACACCAACGTCAACCGTGATTGACGTAACTTTTAGCGGATCGTCCAGGCCGCGAAAATAGATTTTTTGGCCAGTGACTATGTTCTCAATTTCAAGTGGGCTTTCTTTCGGGATCCAGATATGCTGTAAGCCCAGGCGGTTTATGGCCCATTTAAGCTCTGTAAAACAGCTGTCTTTGATGGTCCTAAAGGTTTTACGCACAACAAGCAAATTGGCCTTGCTGTATTTTTCCTTGCTCAGATTGCTTATAAACCAAAGCGCGGCCGTTTTACTTTTCTTTGAGGCACGTGAGCCTTTAACAACACGATAACGCCCTTTGAAACTCCAAAACTCCTCATAACCGCTGCCTACAAAATCAGACATTTTAAGCTGGAGGCTGTTACCCGTCAAGATCATCCACAATCACAACCTTTGTGCTGCCCTCAAGGTTTACCTTATCGGTGAACAGCCCAAAGCGCTTGCCGAGGAGCTCGGCCGCTTTAAGCCGCTCTTTTTCATCGGGCGCTTTCATGATCTTTTTCGCCTCAGAATAGCCATCCCCGGAGCCCTCGATCACAACAATTTCGGCCTCCGATTGTCCGCGCATAACTGAGGTGAGATACTCCATAACCTCCTGCGCCGTGGCGGTCTTGTGGCTGCTAATTTCAGCCAGCTTTTCCTCAATGTAGGCTGCAACCTTAACATTCCTTAACAGACGCGCTGCAGCTGCTGCCGCAACCGTATCTTTTTTGACGTTCGGGTATGCCGCTTTATATGCTCTTGTGGCGTTGCAGTCAATCAAATATTCATCCGCAAACCTCTGTTGCTTGTCGGTCATGGTATCACCTCGCTTTCTTTTCACGCATAATAAAAAGCAGTCGGAGGGGCACAAAGCCCCTGCCGCTGCTTATAACAAGGAGGCACTGCCGTTTGGTCAATACCCGCAGCTTAATTAAAACATAAATCTCAATAGAAGTCGAGGACATCCGGGACATTTTTTATTTTTCGTTCGATAAATACCGGTAGCACATTTTTTTAACGCTGTCCGGAGTGGTTTTCACGCCTATGCACTCCGATACTTGATCCCAGGTTAAGCCGTTTACAAAACGGTAAGTGAAGATCATACGCAATAACGGTGTCGGCAAGTCAGCTATGTATCGCTCCAGCTTGTTGCGCTCGGCTAAACACAGTATTTGCTTTGCCTGTATCATCATAGCGCAGTCGGACCGCAAAGCCTTTTTACGCTTAATGTGCTCCTGCAGCTCAATGATCCGCGCAACAGTGCTTTCAAGCCGATTTTCATAGCTGGGGCTTTTCGGCATACCGTCATAGCTCGGTGAGGACGGGGAGGCCGCCTTTAATTCAAGATACTGGAGTTGCTCCTCGTCCGCTTTAATCTCGTAATCAAGTTTTGCCAGCCGCTCCTGGTTCATCTCGATCTCCCGATTGAGATAATATAACTGCGATAGCTCTTTAAGGGTCATACCGCCGCCTCCTTTGCTTTTTTAATTCTCGCTTTAAGTACGTTCATAACGGTTTCATGCGTATTTGCCCGCTCTTTTATGGCGGCCATGACATCCTCATCCACGCAGCCCTGTACCACAAGGAAATGATTATAAATTTTGTCGTAAGGGGAGCCCTGCCGCCACAGCCGGCACCTGCCCTGGTCGTTAAGCTCAAAGCTCCAATTTGGCGTAAACCAGATAATGTGTCGGCCGCCGGCCTGCAGGTTAAGGCCGTAGGCGCAGCTGGACGGGTGTACAAGTAACACGTCAATGCTGCCGGCGTTCCAATCGTCCTCATCTTTTGTGTCCTTGTATACGCGGACCCGCAACGGCGTTTTGGAAAGAGCGGCAAGGATCCGATCACGATCATGTTGAAAGCCGTAAAAAGTAATGCACGGCTCGCCGCTTATCTGCTCTAAAAGCTCCATGTAGGCATCCAGCTTGCAATCGTGTATATGTATAACCTGCCGGGTATCGTCATAGATCACCCCACTGCAAAATTGTAGCAGCTTGTTGGTAAGCACGCCCGCCGCGGCAGCCGTAATAACGCCCTCGTCCACTTCAAGCAGCAGATCCCGCTCAAATTGGTTATAGGCCTTGAGGGTTTTATCGTCCAACATAACCGGGATCTCATGATCTATGCAGTCCGGTAATTCCAAGTAGTCCTCCGCTTTCATTGTGAGGCATATATCACTTATGGCATTAAGCACGGCCTCCTCGGCGTGTTGCTTTGGTTTATAACTCCATATCTGTGTGGCGTTACGCTTGTCCGGCTCAAAATACATTTGCCGATACTGCGTAAGGGTCTTGCCAAGCCGCTGGCCCTCGTCAAGCAAATACACCTGCGCCCAAAGGTTCTCAAGCCCCTGGGAGGACGGCGTGCCGGTAAGCAGGACAACCTTTTTGCAAAACCGGCGTACCAGTTTCATTGCCTTAAAGCGCTTACTCCTACCGTTCTTAAAGCTGGTGCTTTCGTCCAGCACCACCATGTCAAACGGCCAGGCCTGTTTATAGTAGTCAACCAGCCAGGGTATATTGTCGCGGTTGATAACATACACGTCTGCCGGCGTGTTAAGCGCTCTTATACGCTGTGTCTGCGTCCCAAGGACCGTAACAACACGGAGGTGCTTTAAGTGATCCCACTTTGAGGCCTCCTTGCTCCATGTACCCTCAGCAACCTTTTTAGGTGCCACAACCAAAGCCTTGTGTATACTCCATTTGAAGTACCGCAGAATATTGATCGCGGACAGCGTTATTGAGGTCTTGCCAAGGCCCGGCCGGAGGAACAAGCCAACCGCGGGATCGTTTACAATCCGCTGTATGCAATACACCTGGTAATTATCCGGCATAACCTCCTCAATTAAGGCCTTGACAGCAGGCCACCCTTTAACAACCCGAACATCGGCCCCACGTTTCCGCATTTCGCTTACTTGCCATTGCTGAATTTTCGCAAGGCGTCCAATTTCGGTTTTCAATTCAACAAATATCACGTGACCGGTTGGCGTGATTATGATCCTATCCGGCACACCAGGGTTTGCGGGGCTTACAAATTTATAGCATAGGCCGCCGCGCTGTTTTACCATTTGCACCAGACGGCGCTCAATTTCTTTTTCAAGCATTTTAAGCCTCCTAACATTTTCTCGCGCGCGTACGCGCGTATGTGCGCCACGCAGGCGGTTTGAGAGTATTTTTACTCTCTAATTCTCTATTTTGTAATAGTTAATAATAATAAATGTTAGAATGTTAGAAAATCTAAAAAAGCCTTATTTTATGCGGTTTTTCGGTTAAACAAAGTTTCTAACATTCTAACAAAACCCTGTTTATCGTGTAAAAATGTTAGAAAACGAAATCTAACATTTTTACACCGAAAATTAAATGTTAGATGGAAATGTTAGAACGGATAAATCCGCGCTGCGTTCCATGAGGCCCAAAATACAAGGTGCTCGTGGATTTTTCCCACCCTGGTGTTGCTGCAATAATTGCGTTGATCTCTCGGGTGTCCGCGTTTTTCATTTCCTTTATTTGACCGCCCAGCGCCTCACACCATACCTCAAGCGCGCATACGCGATCCCGCTCCACAAGGCGTATATCGCCCTGCACAGCGCCGGCCCAAAACATACGGCGCTTATCAAGCGGCCATTTATTCCAATCGTCCGGCACTTTGCGCTCCAGGAATTCACGCACAACACCCTCCCGGCTGGATGCCTCACGGTGCTCCTCTTGTTTAATTTTTGCGTCCTCCTCGATCGCTCCGCTGAGGTATAGCGGCTCGCCGCACTGCCAGCGCATAACTGCCTCGGCCCAGATCTGATCAATTTCGGCGTCAAGGTCGCGCCATACGCTTTTTGTACGGCGTTGCTCGCCAACGTCTATTGGCCAAAAACGGCGGTTACCGGTGGTGTCCTGCAGAAAGTCTGAGGTGTTGGTTGTGCCGAAAAATACACATGAGCGGGGCAGCTCTTTGACGTTTCGGCCGTAGGCCGCGCGAAAACGATCGGCCCGGAGGCTCAAAAACTGTTTAATGCGGGCAACGTCCGTGCGCCGGAAAGCGTCCAGCTCGGACACTTCCACCATCCACACGCCCTGCAACAGCTCCGAGGCCTCTTTGCCCTCAAACGTGCGTATGCTGTCATTAAACCAGCCTCGGCTCATTTTATCCAAAAGGGTGCTTTTTCCTATGCCCTGGGGGCCGGACAAAATCACCATATTGTCATACTTGCACCCCGGCGTCATAGCTCTGGCCACGGCCGCTGTAAAGGCCTTGCGGGTAATAGCACGGTTATAGGCCGTGTCCTTTGCGCCCAGGTAATCAATAAACAGGGTATCAAGGCGCGGCACCTTATCCCATTTGCCCTGCACAACATCCGCGGTGTCAATCATTGCAAAGCACATACGCATATAGTCTGCTGGCTGTAAGCCCTGCGGCATCCAGGAGGGATTGAGCACGGTATAACCCTGTTTTTCATACTCTCTCTGTGCCGCATCAAATTTGGCTTTATATTCTGGATCGCCGGTAATCTTGCCGGCTATGTATAACTTAACTTTTGCCATCGTCTTGCACCTCCATAGCTATTAAAAATGCCACGTTGCAGGCCAGGTGCCACAGGTGCGGCAGCCCGCTTTCCTCGTCTTTACTGCTGGGATCCTTAATGTATGCGAGCAGGTGCCGAAAGGCGGCAACCCTATACCTTTCTGGCTCAACCTGTTTCCAATTAGCCGGATCGCCATATTTTGCGTTGCCGTATTCCCGCACTCTGGCAATAGCCGTTATTATATCGGTCGGCACGAGGCTGAGGCGTGGCTTTCCGGCGTCAGCCTTTGCGTGCTGCTTGTTCATATTTATGCACCTCATTTCCCCAGGCCGTCCAGCCCGGTGCTGTATTTCTTGCAAAAAGCTCTATGTATGACTGATCCCCCCCATCAGCTCCATGATCTTGTCGCGGACAACATCCGGCTTTTGGGAGTGATCGCGCAATGGTGAAAATACAAGCTGGCTCACGCTTGCGCTTTTGCGGCGCGGTTTACCTTTTACGGCTAAGAGGCATGGTTCCGTATTGCCCCTGGTCCAACGGCCAAGGCCAAAAAAGTAACCGTTACCGCTGCGGTTTTGCTTATCCACTGAAAGGCAATGCTCTTGTACTTAAAGCCCCATGCCTCTATAACTTTTAAGGCCTCTTTGAGCATGGGGTAAGTGGCCCACATAAAGAGTACGCAATCATCAGCTGCCAGCTCCTGCACTGGTAGCGCGCATATTTCCTCCACGCTCATTGTGGGGTAGTGGTCCGCAGCATTGCCGTTACAACCTTTATCTTGATACCGCCAAGGCGGATCCGCGTATATCACGCTGAATTTTCCATCTGGAAAGGGTATCATCCTTGCCGTGCCTCCTCTGCTGGCGGCATATCCTCTGGCAGTATTTGAAAAGCCAGTAAACCGCTTTTTGTTTTTCCAACCGGCCTAAAACCGGCGAGCTCAAAGGTGCGGCCCCAAGTAGGTGTACCGTGCACCATAGTTGGCTTAACTTTTTTTGTGTCAATGAAGGTAATCATTCCGAGGGGAGGGGGCCACCATAAAAGGCTTTTGTCGCGGCTATTGCATCTCTAATCATGTTGGAGGCGATCCCTGCACCCTCATTACGAAAAGCCGAGCACACCCACGCACCGGGCCAGGCGTGTTTGACATATTCAGCAAACGGCCATGAAGTAACCCAAAAGGCTTTTCCTGTTTTTGTTTCGGTGTAGAGCACAAGACAACGCCCCGGAGGTACAAATTGTGGTGTACCTGGCTTTTGCCTGTTGTAATGCCTGTCCGCAATTTCGCGGGTTTTTGGATCCGCTCGGTTTGACAGTTGCCATATCATACGCCCGCCTCCTTTCTAAACTCTTAATCTTTACACCCGAGAGCCTTACGACACGCGCGATTTTTCGTCCAGTCCTTACCAACCAGAGCCTCAATACAGAGCGTACCATCTCGGGTTGAAATCGAGATTATTTCTGCACAAAGCTGGCGCTCGGAAAACTGCGTTTCTGCGTAAAACCCCCAACCCCATGTTTTATTGAATATAACATCTTTGGTATCGACATCAATAATGCGGCATAATGTGCCATATTTAACACAGCCCATAAGCTGCTGTAGTATCACGCCTTTACCTCCTTTACGTCTTGAAAGTGCTTAACCATTACGCATTTTAACCAAGGCAAATAACACTCATTGAGGCAAACATATACCCGCATAATTTGGTGTAGTTCATCGGGCGTTAATTCAGTCGGATTTTTATATGAGAGGCTCTTTTTACCATCATCACGCAGAGCCGATATTATTTTTTGCGAATAGGTTAAGTTTCCGAGTAGTTGGCCTTGTCCGTTTATTAACTCCTCAAAGGTTAAATCCAAGGCCGCAAGGAGCTTATACAAAAGTTCAATGGACGGCTGCGTTGCTCCAATTTCCCACTGGCTAACTGCTGTTTGATGAACACCGAGTAAATCGCATAATTGTTTTTGTGTTAAACCCGCGGTTTTCCGGGCAGCTTTGATTTTTGCGCCTATTTCCATTTCCTCAGTCCTTTCTAAAGAATTGCCCCACCCAGCCATCGGCCCCGAGGGGCAGATCCGGCGCCCATGGTATGGGCTGAGCCATAATATTTACAACGTCCTCCAGGGTCGCAGTGTTGGGGTCGCAGTCAATAACAACCTCGTCATGCACATGAAACACCACCGGCAAGCCTGCAGCCTCCAGGCGTTCTATGGCCTGTGCCAGGCAGTCACGAGCAATGGCCTGCACGCAATTTTCCACGAGCTTACCGCCGTAGGTTTCAATGCGTTTCCACTTTTTTGTGGTCTGGTCCATACCCATGTAAGATATTGAGGGGTTGTCCCATTGGTTTTGACCGATACGCGGCTCAATGTAGAATAGTTTGCGCCCGGAGGGTAATGTAATGGTCATGTAGTCTGTGCCCTGGCTGTAATTAAATTCATGCGAAAGTAGCACATTGTTCACGCCCACGCTGCCACCTTGCGTAATAACCTGGACGGCTGCAGCGTCCATTTTGTACCACAGATCCCGTATGCGTTTGTTGGCGTCACGCCACCGGTTTACAATGTCCGGGAGCTCATCCTCGCTTAGGCCCATATCAAGCGCGCCCATTGCAATCAGCGCTCCGGTGCTGCCCTGGTAGCCAAGGGCCAGCTCCGCAACCTTGCCTTTTTGGCGCAACGCATACTCCGGGTTGCCTTTTTTGATAAGCTCCAGCGGCACGCCAAACATTTGCGAGGCAGAGGCCTCATATATTTTGCCGTGGGTCCTAAACACCTCAAGGCGCCACTCCTCGCCGGCGAGCCAGGATATTACGCGGGCCTCAATGGCCGAAAAATCCGCGTCAATGAGAATGTGCCCCGGAGGAGCAATAAAAGCGGTGCGTATGAGCTGGCTGAGCGTGTCCGGCACGCTGTCGTATATAACTTTAAGGGCATTTATATTGCGGGCTTTTACAAGGTCCCTGGCGAGCTCCAACGGCTCTGTATAAGTACGTGGTAAATTTTGTACCTGTACCAGGCGCCCAGCCCATCTGCCGGTGCGGTTGGCGCCGTAAAACTGTAAGAGCCCCCGCACTCGGCCGTCTGCACAAACAGCAGCCTCTATGGCGTCATATTTTTTGGTGCTCGTCTTGCCAAGCTCTTGTCGGATCTCAAGCATACGCTGCACCTGTGGGCTGTTGTCGTTCCTCTCAAGCATTTTAGCCACGGTGTCCTTACGCAAGGCGCTTATTTCCTCGCCGGTTTCCTCCTCAAGCCATGCTGAGAGCTGGCGCACACTGTTTGGATTGTTGAGGCCGGATATTCGCATGGCCTCCTCCATAAGGTTATTACGCACGGTGGCACCAATCTCAAGAGCGCCGTTTACAAGGTCCATATCTACCGCCACGCCTCTGGCGTTGATAATGAGATCTGTTTCCCACTCCTTTTGCACGAAGTCCGGCACCGGTACTGCAGACAAGCGCCGCTCAATTTCCATCTCGGTTACAACATCCTGGCAGCAATACTCTTTGAAAAGGGCCCACTTATCCGGATCATGTCGAGGCAAGTTTCTTGTGCGGCCGCCGTTGGCCTTTGTAGGGGCGCAGGGCACGCAGAAATAACGTATAAGAGCTTTACCGGTATTCAGCTTACGCTTATAAGCGCGCCCTGTGACGTCCAGGCCGGCCGTATAGCCGGCATACAAACCGTGGAACATGGTGCAGCGCCATTGCTCCGGAGGGAGCTGCCTGCCAAGGTATTTTGACAAGCAGCCCCACTCAAACGGTGCGTTATAGGCGTGCTTTATATAGTCCGGGGAAGTAATGGCGTCTAACAGCCATTGAGGCAGTATTTCACCTTGCGCAAGGTCAATGCACGTAACCGGGCCACCGTCCAGGGAATAGGCAAAGAGCAGGATCTCAAAGTCGGGGCTCATTATGTTCGCACACTATGCAGCACAAAATGCAACACGAAAGTACCTCCGGCTTTACCGGAGGTTTTTACTATATCTGCATGAAGTATGACAGTTTAACTTTTTACACAGTTTGTCTATTGTTAGGATGTATATCTTGAAAACCAAGACAACACCGAATATGATAAAGAAAAATCATGCGCATGAACTGCCAGCCTTTGTAAGCGAGCCAATGATAAAATTTAAAATATGAATAATATTATATGATTATTGTTTGAATAATCAAAATATTTGTGTTATACTATTTGCAGATACTTCCTTATCAATAATTCTATGAAAAGGAGCAATGAACATGAAGGTGTTTTTAATTGGCGGAACAGGGCTATTGGGCAGTGCGTGCGCAAAGCAGCTTATTGCGTCGGGGCATGAGGTTGTTTCGCTGGCGCTGCCGCCGATCCCCGTAGGCGCGGATTTGCCGCCGGAAATGAAAATAGAGTTCGGCAGCTATCTTGATCTGAGCGACGACCAGATTCGGCAGTACTTTGACGGCTGCGAGGGCTTTGTTTTTGCGGCCGGCGTGGACGAGCGCGTAGAGGGGCCGGCGCCCATCTATGAGATGTTCAAAAAGTACAACATTACACCTTTGGAACGACTTCTGCGGATCGCGAAAGAATGCGGCGTGAAGCATGTTGCCATCTGCGGTTCATACTTCTCTTATTTTGCCAAGATATGGCCGGAGAAGGAGCTTTGCCGGTGGCATCCGTATATCCGTTCCCGCGTAGACCAGGAGAATATGGCACTGTCATTCGCTGATGAAAACTTCGATGTTGCGGTGCTGGAACTTCCCTATATTTTCGGTTCGCAAAAGGGCCGCAAACCCGTCTGGATGTTCATTGCGGAAATGATACGCTCCGCCAAGGGCTCTATCATGTATCCCAAGGGCGGCACAACCATGGTCACTGTGCGGCAGGTCGGACAAGCGCTCGCAAACGCGTTGACGCTCAATAAAGGCGGAAACTGCTATCCGATCGGCTGGTACAATATGACGTGGGTAGAGTTTTTGACGATTGCTAAAAAGCATCTCGGCTGTCCGGAGAAAAAGATAAGGACGATTCCGAACTGGATGTACGCTTTGGGCGCAAGGCAGATTATGTCCAAGCAGAAGAAGGCAGGACATGAGGGCGGGCTTCACATGGTCAAGTTTACCGACGTAATGTGCGCAGAAACCTATATCGACAAATCTCTCGGCTGCGAGAAGCTGGGCGTGACCGAAGACGACATCGACGCCGCCATCGGCGAATCCATGCGCCTGTGCGCTGAAATCCTTGACGGAAAGAGCGACGCGATCGACATGAAGGGAGAATAGCGTGTCTTGAAACAAGCAAAATGCCGCTTGAGGCGTGGTTCGAATTAATTTATGAAGAAACCATGCGGAAAGCATAAAATAACGGATTGCAAGATAAAGTAAACTGCGCGATTCCGGCAGCAAATTGCTTTCGTACGCAGGCAAAATAGGGTTCTTTGCCCCGTTTTCCAATAGGGAGAACGGGGCGTACATTTTATTGACGAACAGTCTGCGTTCTTTTTTATTTTCCTGAAACTATTTGCGCAGATTTGCCCACTATTGCTGTAGAGAAGTAAATATTTGAAAATTTAAGAGGGAAACTCATGCGCAAAGTATCGTTTTTTGTTTCGATTTTTTTAATCTCTTCTTTTTTATTTTCTTGTTCGGAAAACAGCAATGAAACCGCGCAAAGTGAAGGTGCTTCGTACTCGCAGGTTCAAGAAACGGTCGATTCGTCCTCGCAGGTTCAAGAAACGAAGTTAGCCCCTATTGCACATCAATACGATCGGGCGGAGGATTTTTCAGAAGGTTTAGCCGCAGTTTGCATAGATGACAAGCTGGGGTATATTGACAAAACCGGTGAAATCGTTATTCCATTGAAGTATGAATGGATTGGCTACTTGGGCACTATGCGTGGAATAAGGACTTCCGCCTTTACGGACGGCTTAGCAGTAGTTTGTCAAAATGGTAAATACGGCTTTGTTGATAAGACCGGTAAAGAGATTGTTCCATGCAAATATGATGATGCCTTTATTTTCGCCGAAGGAATGGCTGCGGTTAAATTGGGGACGAAATGGGGGTTCATTGATACAACCGGCAGAGAAGTTGTTCCTCCGAAATACGATCGGGTGAGTTCTTTCAGCGAAGGAATGGCAGCTGTTGCGAACGGCGGAGAGTTATATATACCACCCGAAGACGAATTGGGCGAGGTGGAATACATAAACAGCAAATGGGGCTTTATTGACAAAACGGGTACTGAGGTTATTCCCTGTCAGTATTCTTATGTCGAGAAGTTTAGATTTCAAGAAGGTGTTGCGATCGTCATTACAGAGCAAGGAAATTTTAAAATAATAGATAAAACGGGTAAAGACGTTGTGCCGGAAGGCAAGTATTCAACGTTTGGCGATGTATCCGAAGGTTTGGTAGCAGCCAGTGTCGGGTCACAATGGGGATTTTTAGATTTGTCCGGCAACGAGGTTATTCCTTGTGTTAATGAGTATGCTATTTCGGGAATAATCCCAAGTTTTTCCGAAGGCTTAGCATGGTTTAAAATGGATCACGGAAAATACGGCGTGATTGACAAAAGCGGAAAAATCATTGTGCAACCGATTTATTACGATGGAATTTGGTATTTTAAAGAAGGAATGTCAAGTGTAAAAGTAAACGGTAAATATGGATTTATTAACAAAAATGGAATACTTGTTATAAACCCTAAATACGGATGGGCCTTCAGCTTTATAGAAGGTATGGCAAGGGTTTGCATGAATTCGGATCAAGTTGGTGAATGGGGATTTATTGACAAAACCGGGCGCGAAATCACTCCACTCCATTACTTTTCTGCATATGATTTTAACGAAGGTTATGCGGCAGTAAACATCGGCGACAGCGAAACAGGGAAATGGGGCTTTATTGATAAAGAGGGAAACACGGTTGTAGAATGTAAGTATAGTGAAGTTAGCAGCTATAAGGAGGGTATGGCGGCTGTTTGCCTGGATGGCAAATGGGGATATATACCTTACCCATGA